TTACTTCACTATCATCTGACTCTATATCTTTCTGAAGCATAGATGTCCAATATGTACCCTCAGTCTGTTTTCTCTTTACTCCACCATACCATACCAACATTTCTCTGAAAATAGCTTTATCTTCAGTCTTCTCTGTAAAGACATCTAATCCCAACTTAGTTCTGATAAACTCTTCACAGTCTTTTTTAAGATAATAAGCTAATGCATATTGCTTAGCTTTGATACCATCTTGTGACAATTGTTTAATTGCAATATCACAGAACAAATTTTTGCCACTACGGGCAACACCAGATACACCAATATATTTTTTAATCATTATCAAATAATTTTTCCAATTCTTTTTCAGTTTTGCCGTATAACTTACATACGTTAATCAAATCTGTCAATCCTTTTTCATTCTTAATCATCATAACACAATAGTCATACGCATCTGATTTACTTATCTGATAATGAGTAGCAACTAATTGAATTAGTTCTTTATTGATAGATTTCTTACTAGCCTTGATCCACTTACAAAACTTACGTCCATGTGGTACCACATCACAACTCACCTTATAAAACAATCTATCTGGAATAGAATCAAAGTATTTAGAGATATAAGCAATCTCTTCAATACAAGACTGATCCATACTCAATCCCATCAACAATACATACTTGTTGAAAGATTTCTTTTCTTCTACTGATAGTTTATCATAATAATCAGGAGACTTTACTTCTCTGATACATAATAATTGTTAATTCTAGCTCTTAGTGAATTTATAATTGTCAACAGTTGTTTCTGATTTTCAAATAATGTGTTTACATCAGTTGTTAACTTACTTACAGTTTCCTCCAAATTCTTTGAAGATTCAAGAGTTTTCTTGATCTTATTTTCCAAATATAAAGAATATAACGCCACTACTAGTAAAGCAAGTGGCGTTACAAACTTGGAATACAAAGACAATGAAACTGCAATACTTGCAAGTACAACTACTATAATTAGTTTAGTAATACTCATTGTCTTTATTGTGCCTACATTAGGCAGTAACTTCAGCCAATACGTTCTTTAGAGCATTAATCTGACGACCATTTAGTTCAATACGCTTCTTACCAGCACGGATTGTCAAACGCTTACCAACACTCTTAACTCCCTTGAATGGAGCAGAAGCAAAGGTCTCTAGACCTTGAACCTTGTTGTAAGCGAATGTAGTCTTATTCTTTGTATTTTTACGTGTAACCATATGTTTTATTTATTTATTTTATGTTTTTGTTTATTGTTAGTCAATCAACTAACTATTAAGACTCTAACATGATACCTATCTTCCGTCAACACTTATCATTAATTATATTTGAAATCCTATCTTCCGTCAACACTTATCATTAATTATATTTGAAATATTTAGTCCAGTTTATGATAATTATTATTATATGAAAAATAAAAGAATTGGAATTTACTATATTAAATCTAAAATAAAAAACAAGTATTACATCGGAAAAAGTGTGGACTTGAATCGTAGAAAAATAAGACACTATTCAGAACTTAGAACAAATTCACACTTTAACCTCAAATTACAGCGTCATTATCTAAAATACGGAGAATCAGATTTAGAATGGGAAATTTTAAAAGAAATGTATATTGATTCAAATAATAGAGAAAATATAAAAATAGAATTGGGTGAATTAGAAAAAAAATATATAACTGAATACGATTCTTATTATAATGGATTTAATCTTACAAAAGGAGGAGATGGATTAAAAGGATGTGGTAGAAAATTTTCATTACAAAACAAAAATACTAATGTAATCAAAAAATTTAATAGTTTTGCTGAAGCAGCTGATTTTATAGGATGCTCAAGCGTAAGTTCAGTTCATGCACTTATTAGTAAAAAATGTAATTCATGTAAAGGATGGTATAGAGTAAATGACATAAGAGAATCTCATACCGGAAAATATAGTGTAAAGTTTACTCTATACCATGATTTACATGGAACTTATACAGGCAATAATATATCAGAATTCAGAAGAAAATTTAATGTTAATTCAGATATTTCATCATTAATAAAAGGTAAATTAAAAACTTGCAGTGGATGGAGAACTACACCTTAAATTCAGTTTGAAATTTTTCAATTGCATAATCTTTGGCTTTAAATTCAAAGTCTACATCAACGTCATTTTCAAACAATTCTTTGTGTAAAGTATAAACATAATCTGAATGAGCTCTATCTGTTGGTCCCGTTTTACCGTTGCTATAGTGAAATAATGGTTTATATTTACCCCAAGTTTCCATACACATTAAGATGGCTTTTTCAGGAGAAATATTTTCTGGATTATTTAGTCTAAAATGATGTGAGTCATAAGTAATGGGGATTCCTGTTTTTTGATATATCAGATCATAAAGATTAATCAATCCCCAACTGTTAGGTTTGTCTTCATTCTCAAGAACAAGACGAGACTTAACATTTACAGGAAAATCATTGTATACATCAATGAACCGCTTAGCAATATCCTTGGTGTCACCTTTGTAAGCAGGTACCACAAATTGGTCTGGATGAGTAGAACACCGCACTTTATTTTTTGTAATAATTTCTGAACCAAGTTTAAACATTTCATAAATTTTATTTTTATCTGGGAGAATATCAAATGACAAATTTGCTTCTGGCAATGTAGCCAACGGAAACAAATCACTGCTGATACGGTAATTCCATCCTTTTTTTGCACACAATGAAATGATTTGTACCGTAGTAGATACATTATTCAGTGTACGTTTGGATACAGTGTCAACAGCACTTTTACGTTCCAAAGCAAGAAACCGTGTCTTTGTCATGGTGTTTGCTTTGATACCTTTTTCTTGCAACTGCAAAGAAATACAACATAGAGATTTTTTCATCTTTTTTATTATAACAGCGAATTATAAAATGTCAACGTCCAACTTCAGAGAAAAAGCTAGATTTGGCTTCTTCATAGGACATACCAATCATTTTATTATAATAAAGAATATCAGACTTTAAATTTCCTTCACTCTTTAACTTTTTATACCGTTCAATAGCCTTTGGTTTCCACCATTCCATAATAGCATCAGTGTCCTGTTTAAAGAGTTCTTTCATCTTCAATTCATCTTCACCAATCTTGTTTTGTAGAAATTCCTTGGTGTTCTCATAAAAACAACTGTAATACACACCACGTTCATATCCATGTGTATAATCTGATGTTTTGATATTGAGAGATTGAAAAATCATACTCAATACACGATTCTTTGCACCAGTAACAGGTCCACTAACACCTTCTTTTTGTGTCATGGCTTTCTTATAATCATCTGCTTTTTTCTCTTTAACCCATTGATGCCATGTATTGTACACACTATCATCTGGTTTGATTGTCATCTTACCAGTACTAGAACCACACTTATGCCACCACTTCAAACTGTTATACATACTGTAACTACCATACAATGAAGTGGTTGTGATTCCTACAAGAGTTTGACCATATAAATCCTTCCAAATTTTTCTAGTTGCACTTGATGTAACCAAAGCAGCTACCAGTTTACCACCCAAGAAATTATAACCAAATGGTTGTGTACTCATAATACAACTGCCAATTGCACTATGTACCAACTTCTTATGTTCTAGTTTGTTTTCAGGAGTCCATCCAATATAATTGTCTCTGTCTGTAATAGTAATTACATCACTTGAAATACTAACCACTCCCAAATAACGTGGATTGTTTTCATTACCGTCACTGATTAATAATTTAATAAATCTACCAGGAGTTTGTGCATATTCCATGGTATGACAAAATGTTCTCAACATCACCCAATCAGTGTCAATTGGATCATCCACTACATGAACAACAGTTGGTTTAATTTGTTCAATTTCTTTAATTGTAAGTTCTTGATTGTTGATGTCAGTTGGTGTCCAAATCTTAGCTTTGGTTACACCAGATTTATTTATGTAACTGGATAACTGTTGTACTTCAACCCATTTTTTATAGAATGTCTGTTCTTCAGCAGACATGGATTTTAGAAAGTCAAGGTTTTTGATGAACTTGTGTTTTTCAGTTTCAAAGTCAAAATCATCAGTGTCAAAAAATGGATTACTCATACTATTTATATATACCATGACTTTCAAAAAAATCAACCCTAAAGAAACAGTTTTCTATGTTTTTGAAACCTCCACCATTAAGTTTAGTATATTTGATGGTGAGATGGATGAAGCTATTTATTGGGGAAATTGGAACATGGTGACAGCTATAGTAAAAAATATTAAAAAACAAAATCCCAACGTCAAATTCTATTATTATTCAAAGGATAATAAAGAAAAAATGGTATTGGCCCCTGATTGGACCAATACCTTGAATACTATTATTGCACCTTGATATCTAATTTAATTACAGTGTATTTGGTTTCATCATACATACCTGTATTAAACTCATACCAAATTTCTTTCTCACTCAAATGTACTTTGAGTAATTTTTTTGTTTTCAAACAAATTATGCCGTAAATGACAGCTACATCAGAGTCATCACACGGCATTTTGTTTGTTATCTTTTTCTTAGGCATTAACAGTTGTCTTTGACACTTCAACTTCTGTTTCTACTGGTGTTTCAGTAGGCTTGCTTGTAACGTCAAGTACCTTGACAGTATTATACTTATCATGAAGTACAACTTCTGCTTGACGTGCGGTAGCAAGAACATCCTCAGTTACTGGATTCATTGCGAATGCCAACTTTGGACGACCCTTACCTCCATGAATAGTACCAATCTCAACAACAGTACCATCATCAATGGCGTTCTTGAGACGTACACGAAGTGTAATGGGAATAAACTCCTTGTTTGTTTCCATTAGATCAGCAATAGTAAAATACTTGTCTGCTGATGGCCAGGTTACAGTTAGGTTTGTCTTGTTCTTGCGGTTTGTCTTCTTGTTACTCATATTTTTTATGTTTTATTTTCTTGTTTATGTTTACTGGTTGAATCTCAACCTTGTAAATACTTTATATTATATCCTCCAAAATGTCAATGACTTTTTTCAAGAAACATTCTGTTCATTGTTTTGGCAACCTGCAATAGGTTGTTTGGATTAATGAATGAAGCATTTGTTCCATACATTTTCTTAAACAACTCTACAGAGTTTGGATTAACATAATCATTGCACTTAATAAAATAACTCAAAACAGAATACCCGTTATTCTTGATCTTTGTTACCTGTTTCTTGGTATGAAGAGCAGCAGATTCTTGACTATAACTGATACGATCACCGTTCTGTGTGGTATAGTTCATAGCTGGTTCACCATCACTGAAATTCAGAAAATAATAATCTGAATCTGCGGATGTTTCCGGCAAATGTTTCATAATTGCTTCATATGACAATCCTTCTGGAGTAGATCCATTTGGACTCAAATATGGAAACAATGACTTAATTTTACTGATCTTATCCACAGCAGAATCATATCCAATAATCACATAAGGATTAGAAGAACAATTACTGTTACTAGAATTAAATGTAGTTCT